AGGGTCATACACCTTCGCCAACCCTCCAGCAAAGCCGAGCAACTCGGTATACCTGGGCGTGGTCACCAAGGCAAACGTCTCTACGGGGGAAATCCTCGTCAAGGTGCAGAACGGCTACGAACTTAACGAGCTACACGACGTCGATGCTGGGTCACCAGCAGACGGTCAGGCCCTCATCTGGCAGGCTTCAACCAGCCAGTGGGTCAATCAAACGCTGTCGTCCGGCGGTTTGGACGCTTTCTTACTGATGGGAGCATAAATGGCAACGACATATAAGGTTCTAGGACAGATCGCCCCGTCAGCGGCTTCCGCGACGACGGCGTACACGGTTCCGTCTGCAACGCAGGCGGTCATCTCTACAATCACGGCGTGCAATCAAGGCGTTGGATCTGCCAACGTGCGCATTGCGGTACGACCTGACGGGGAAACGCTTGAGGCAAAGCACTACCTTGTTTATGATGTGACGCTTGGGGCTGGTCAAACCGCAGCATTTACGCTTGGGGTCACCGCCGACGCATCGGACGTTGTGACCGTTCAATCATCAACCGCTGAAGTGTCGTTCAACGTCTTTGGAACGGAGATTGCCTAATGTCTGTTGGTTTTATTGGAGACGGGATTGCCCTTAGATCAAGTGGTGACATTTTATCTTCTGACGGTACCGCTGGATATGTTGTAAATAAAGGTACTGATGGTCAAATTCTTATTGCAAGATCATCTACCGCAAGTGGCTTGCAGTGGGAAACCCCAAATGAAGGAACTGCACAAAAATTTGTAGCGATCTCATCTACGACAATCTCTGTTGCAGCAGTATCAGTGACAATTAGCAGTATACCGCAAACATACAAAGATTTACTAATTATTGGAACTGCAAAGCACTCAACAGGAACATCAACAAATATCGCGACACTAAACCTAAGTCTTAATGGAGATACTGGAACAACAATCGACAGATCAATTATTACTGCATTCGCAACAGCAACAACAATTTCAGACTCAACAGTTAATGGAAACTCTGTTATTGACGTTGCCATAATTCCATACAATGATACTTATAGATCTGTATTTCAAATATACATTAGAAATTACTCAACAAGTGCCGTTAGTGGGTGGTGGCAAGGTGGATACATTGCACGGCAAATTGCTGGAGCCTCAAAGGGAAGAATGTCAAGAGGATATTTTTCAGTAAGAAGCCCAAATTCAAAAGTTCCAGTAACCTCATTAGTGTTTTATCCATCATCATACGGATTTCCAACTCAATCATTTAGGATTGATATGTTTGGAATTAAGGATTAATTATGCCAACACAAGGTGAAATCAGTTTAAATCCAGTTAGCGCCAAGGGCGACATACTCACACACAGTTCGTCCTCTAGAAGTCGTCTTGATATTGGTTCAAATAATCAAATTCTTACTGCAAGATCTACCGCGCCATTGGGAATTGCGTGGGAGTCAAAAACGGTAAATGTTGGTGATTTTGTATTAATTGCATCATCAAGTGCGACTGCATCAGCAACCTCAATAACGATATCAAGCGCCCCGCAGTCAGCGTATGACCATTTTCTTCTTACTGGAACATTCGTTGGTCTAGCGGGAGTATTCAATGGTGGTATCATCCTAACAAATAACACTAGTACGACTGGAGGTTTTCCATACCTAGATGTTGGTACTAGTACTGGTGGATTTGAAAGACAGTATAACGACAATGCAACGTATCTTGCTGTGGAAGCAAGCAGCGTTTCGCAAAACGGAAATTATACATTTAGTTTTCTTTTCTTTAACTGGGGTGGTGCAAGTGGCCAAGTAAGTACAAGGGCTCATACGCACGGAATAATTTATGAGTATGCGCACGCTACCCCGCAAGCCACATCAGGAAGCGGATTTGGTATTTCACATATGGAAGCAGGCACCTTTACAGCGACCAGTTCCGCCCTTACAAGCCTTACTATAAAATCTGCACAAAATGACGGGACATTTGGGGCTGGGTCAACAATGTCTTTGTGGGGAATTAGAAAATCAATTCGTACATACGCATAAAGGTAAAAAATGTCAATTTCAACTACATCGATCTTGTCATCGTCGCTAAGCGTAAAGGGCTCAATTTATATTCACAATGGAACATCTACGCAGTTATTGGCAGTTGAAAGTGACGGACTTGTTGCTCAGGCTCAAAGTTCGACATCGACTGGAATTTCATGGTCAGAATCCCCATCTGGAGACTCGGTATACTATGATACGATTTCATCTAATACCTTGACCGCAGCAGCGTCAACAGTATCGATTACCTCAATTCCAACAACATATAAAGACTTATTGTTGATTGTGCAGGCAAGAAATACTGCAACTGGATCACTAAACACTGATGTCCTTAATGTAGACATTACATTTAATACGGACACAGCAGCATCTAACGCAAAATATAATTATTATGGAGTTAAAATTGATTCAAGCCTAAGAACATTAGAAACCTTAACTTCTCAAGATAAAATTAAGGTTTACTCTGGTATATCGACAGCCTCAAATACCGTTAACAATTGGGGAATCCTAGAGATGAAAATTTCACAGTACAATAATACTCAAAGTAAGGTTGGTACTTATTACGCACACGCTTGGGCAAATCAGTTGAGCGGATCATTCGCATTATTTCAAGCGTTTAGTTATACTGGTACCAATGGAATAACTAGAATTAATCTAACTCCATCAAATTCTGGAGCGTTTGCAATTGGATCTAGAATAGATCTTTATGGTATTAAGTAGTAGGAGAGCATATGTTTAAGGTAGTTACAGATTGCGCAACTGGTGAAACAGTACATATTCCACTTACCGACCAAGAGATTGCCGATCATGAGGCTGCAGTTGCTAGATCAATTGCAGAGAACGAAAGAGCAGAGTCTGAACGTCAGGAGAGAGAGGCTGCCGAAGAATCCGCTCGTCAGTCTGCCCGCGCCAAACTTGCCGCACTCGGTCTGACCGAGGCAGAAGTCGCGGCGCTCGTTAAGTAATGGCACGACTAAAGATCCGCTCACAACTTCCGCTCGTAGAGAAGGGCGGTATCCTTGATGACTGTGGACCAGCATCTTGCGCAGCCGCCGTGTCGTGGCTCCTTGACAAGGAGATCACCGCGAAGGAGGGCGTAGCAGCCAAGGAGAAGGCGACTGGGCGCAAGGATAAGCCTGGGGTCGCGGACAATGCCACCGACCTCTCAGAGATTATCAAGACCTGCAAGGTCCTCGGTGCCAATGGTCGATGGGCTCGGGACTGGGACGATGTGGTCAAGAGCCTTAAGGCTGGCGCTGCAATCGTCATCAACGTTCAGGCTGCGCGATTCTACCCGCCACAGGCGATTAGCGCGTGGCACAAGAGATTCGTTGGTCGGCACGCGGGTGCTACCTACGGACATATGACTGCTGCTGTGTGGGATAAGGAGTTCGGGTTCCAGTTCGCTGACCCGACCTTCTCAGGACTCAAGGCAGAGAAGTATGCAGTCTCCGTAACGGAGAAGGAACTAAAGGCAATCGCCTCAAGCAAGGGTGAGGCTCCGTACAAGCGGTGCGTCATCATCAAGAAGTAGGAGATACAATGAGCAAGTCAACTAAGGCAGTTATCGCGTCATGGGGACGCTCGTTCCTCGCAGCGTGCCTCGCACAGTTTATCGCCCTTGGCGGCGGCGCATTCGACTTTGGTGCTGACGGATGGAAGTCCATCATCTCCGCAGGTCTTGCAGCCGTTGTCCCAGTCGTTATCCGCTGGCTAAATCCAGAGGACAAGGCGTTCGGCTCTAAGGCCTAAATGGAAGCCAAGGATCTGGCCCCAGTACTAACTGGTTGCCACGTCTGTCGATCACCCCTTGTGGAGCTAATCAACAAGCGGATGAAGGACGGAATGCCAGATCAGAAGATTTCGGTGTGGCTAAAAGACGAGGGATACTACCTCAGCCGGAATACCCTAGGCAAGCACAAGCGCGACCATTTGACAAGTCCGCATGAATCTGCTAGGATCAACGCAGTTAAAACGATGGAAAAGGCACAGAAAACCATCAAAGCGAATCATAGAGATTTAGCTACACTAGTAAGAGATTTCGTATTCTCTGAAGTAGAGTCTGGCAGTATGAATCCCACTCTGTCCGAGGGGCTAAGAGCTCAGGAGATGCTGGATAAAAGAAACGATAAGACCGCAGACCGGGACCTTATCGTATCTCTTGCCCAGATCCTTGGAGGAGCATCTACAACCTACGAAATCATTGAGGCACGACCAGTAGAACAGGTCACAGAAGGGTCATGACAAAGCCTTGGGTGTACGTTGGGGGAACATTCGACCTCTTTCATTACGGTCACATGAAGTTTCTCGAGCAGGCCCAACAGCACGGTCCAGTTCTGGTTTCACTCAACACCGATGACTTTGCATCGCGGTACAAGCGACCACCGATCCTCACTCTCGGGGAGCGAATGGAATCACTTGCTGGATGTAAATACGTAAACGACGTGTGTGTGAACATCGGAGACGAAGACACTGGCGTAACAATCGACAGAATCACCGACCGAGAGATTGGGTACATTGCTCACGGGGACGACTGGACTGGGGACTCACTCCTTAAGCAGCTCGGGATCTCAAGGCAGTGGCTCAAAGACCGAGCAATCGAGATGCTCTACATTCCATACACACCATCTATTTCAAGCACCGATATTATCAGGAGGGTAAATGGCGACACTGACAGCGATTGTGACTGCTCATGCAGATGAGCCTAACCTCCGCAGGATACTAAAAGACCTACACGAGTGGCAAGTACGACGACCGGACGAGATCATCGCGCTGGCATCAGACATCGATCTGACCGACTTGCGCTCCGAGTTTCCGAAGGTTCGCTTCTACGAAGAGCCAAACTTGGGGGATTGGGGCCACGCAAAGCGCGCAAAAGGACTCGATCTGGCAACCTCGGACTACGCTGGGTGGTTCAACCACGACGATTCATATAACCCAGATTACATCCACGAGATGATGAAGATTGCAGAGGCGGGGAACGACGTGGTATACTGCGGATGGTCGAATAACCATCACCCACAGTTCGAACACAGCAGCTCCACATCTGGGAACTTTATCGTAAAGATCGATAAGGGTCGATCTGCTGGTTATGTCGACAGGCACTACGAGGCTGACGGAACATTCATCAAGCGCATCACAGAGAAGACCGACAAAATTGGCTTCTGTGACCGAGTACTATACTTCCACAACGAGGTTCGATGATGGCTCAGACGGCAGCATGGCAGCGCAAGGAAGGTAAGAATCCAAAGGGCGGATTGAACGCGAAAGGTCGCGCATCCTACAAGGCGCAGACTGGTGGCACATTGAAAGCCCCCGTCAAGCGCGGTGATAATCCACGACGAGCGTCATTCCTTGCCCGAATGGGTAACATGCCTGGACCAGAACGCAAGCCAAGCGGTGAGCCGACAAGACTTCTCCTTAGCCTTCAGGCATGGGGGGCAAGCAGCAAGGCTGATGCGAAGTCGAAGGCAAGTGCGATGAGCAAGCGGCTGAAGGGACGATCCTCTGCAAAATGAAATTGCACGAGATCTGGCTCTCGGCCGCGATAACATCGAGTTCTTTGCTAATCGCTGGCTCGGTATTAAAGGCCACCCCGGTCAAGTCCGATGGTGGGAGGCTTGTGCTGAACGTGATGACAGCGGATACAGGCCGAAGTACCTCACGACAGTCGTTTCCGCTGGCAACCGTGCAGGGAAAACGATGGCGATGGCGGTCCTCTGCATTCACCACGCCCTGTACAAAATGGGACTTCGCAAGCCGGAATCAGACGATCCCAAGGCAGCACGAGACTGGTCAAATGCTCCATACGAATGGTATCACATCGGCATCCAGCAAGAGACAGCAGAGCTCGTCCACAGGGAAATCTCCGCAATCCTAAGCGGTACGCATCCAGCCCAGAAGGGCAGGGGATGCCCACTATCAACTGACCTAGGAAACATCGCAACGGTCGACAAGAAGTACCGAGGCGAATACTTGTGGATCAAGTTCCACCCAGTAGTTGGTGGGGCAAGCATCCACTTCCGAACAACCCAAGAGAAGGCAAAGGCTCTTCTCGGGAAGGACATGAATGGCATTTCGTTCGACGAGGCGGCCTTTGAGCCGCACCTTGTTGAGATCTACCAAGAGGTCCTCAACCTACGCCGACTCTCGACGGGCGGCCCGCTCCACTTCATCGGAACGCCGACGGAAGGAATCGGAGATTACTCGGACCTCTGGGAAATGGGGAATCCCGAAAACCCAGGACGGGATCCACAGTTTATCTCCTTTCGGCTTTCAACCCGCGAAAATGTTGGATACGGACTCGATTCCACAAACTTCGAAGCAATCGTCCGGCAGCAGGCGGAGTACCTCGTCCCGCAGAACGTCGACGGGTTCTTCATCGAAGCGCGAGATGCGTACTTCGCAGCGCACTCGGTCGAAGGTTCCTTTGATCCTGACACTAGTGGGGATGTACCGCCACAGAGGGGACACAGATACGTACAAGGATGTGACCCCGGTATTTCTTCTGACGCAACATGGACGGTCGTACTCGATTACACGGACCGCAGGAGAATTGTCGGAGTCCGAGCTCGGAGACGATCTGGAAAGCAGACTATTCCAGCCGTAGTCAATATGGTTCGGGAGAACGCACTGCTGTACCAGCAGGATGGAGCGTTCTGCACGACCATCGTCGATGAGACGGGACTTGGAGGACGACTGTTCCGACAGGAGTTCAACATCATCAAGCCGCTAAGGGGATACGACTTCGGCGGTACTAAATCGAAGAAGCTACAGTTGCTTTCCAACCTGAAGGCAATGATGGATAAGAAGGAATTGGTTATTCCACGAGGGCAACCATGGGATGAACTTAGAAGGCAGTTGCTCTCTTACAAGCTCAACGACAAGAAATTGGAAACGGATGCTGTGATGGCGCTGGCCCTCGCAGTGTGGTATGCGGCAAGGAACCCGGATCAGCCAGTTAAAGATCCAGTGTTCACCTATTATGGAGCAAGTGATTGATGGCTAAGGTACGAGGCGTTCCACGCGCATTCAAGGGCACACGGGGCATTCCTGGTCAGTACACCACTGACCCAGATATTGCTACGCCGCAACAGATCCAGTCGATTGGTAAGGCCGTCGATAAGGCAAAGCGTATTGGTCGAGGCGAACAGGTCATCGACCGAGTTGCTGGTGGTGCACCACTTATTACTACTGCAACTCCAGCGGGTGTTCGCGGCGACTCCTCCCGTCGCGCACCCGCTGGTGCTAACTCTGGCATCAGGGCAACTGGTCCAGACATTGCCACCACCCCAGCTAAGTTAAACTACAAAAAGGGTGACGCTGGATCACCAATCAAGACGCGGTATCAGCGTCTCGACAAGTCGAAGCTTACGGAGCAGCAGGCTGCGGTCGTCAAGCTCATGGAGCAGAAGCTCGCGGTACAGAACTCTACTCCTGATCAGGACCCAGAGTTTATGCTCTATTCCGAAGTGCTCATGCGCAAGCAGTCAGGCGAGCCAGAGCAGAATCGACTTCGAGCGATCTTCCGACGATTCGATAACCTCTATCACCCAAACATCATCACCCTCGGCGGTGCTGACCACTGGGCAGACGATGCAACTGCGCGTACGGCTGGACGGGCACACGTCTCAGTCAACGTCCACGCTGCGTACGTCAATATCCCAGCATCCCTACAGGCGGTCATGCCTGTCATCAACTACGTTCCTGAAGGTCAGGACAACGATGCCCGCGCACGTGCGGCGAACGCAGAGCGACTCTTCTTCCGATGGGCAGAAGAGAACGAGTTCGACCTTGTCCTCGAGGATGCCTGTTTCGTTAAGGCTCTCTACGGGTACACGGCTGCGAAGATCCACTGGGACGCAGAGCGACAGACCCCTCGTGTCCGCATCGTAGAGTCACCAGAGAACCTCTACCTTGGATTCGGCAACTCCGACTTTAGCCGCGTTGACTGGGCGCTCTACTGCTACGGCATGAGCCCTCAGGCGGTCGAAGAGGACTACGGGATTACCGTCGTTGCTGCACAGCAGGGCGGGAAGTGGTATAATTACACCGCGTCCACCCACGACGACCCGATTGCCAGCGTCTACCAGAACCAGTTCGAGCGCAATCCGCTGCGACGGGAGACCCCGTACGAGATGCAGCAGGTTGAGGTGTACGACTACTGGTACAAGGTCCCAGGCGCACCTGGCAAGGCCCCGACAGTCTACAACGCAATCTTCGTTGGCAACACCATGGTCAAGAACACCAAGCACTCAGAGTTCCGTGGTGATATCCCATACATCCTTCTCAGCAACGCAAAGGTTCCGGGCAGCCCATACGGCAAGCCAGAGCTTTACGATGTGGAGCAGTTGCTCCGCGAGAAGGACGAGCGCATCACCAATCAGGCACAGATGATCCACTCGGTCATTGGCGGACAGATGTTCCAGTTGGTTGGACCAGAGGCACCAGACGAGGTTCCTGCGAACGCAATCCCGAAGCCAGGCAAGATGGCAGCACCTGGACCTGGAAACGAGATCCGTTCGATTTCTCCGTTCATCCCACAGTTCCAGATTGAAGACTATAACCGACGTATCGACCGAGAAATTGCGGTAGTGACTGGCCTCAATGACCTCCTGCTTGGCCTTGCGCCGTCTGGGGTCTTGGGGTCATCACGCGCAATTGCATCGCTCGTGGCGAACTACGAAGCGCGAATTGCTCCGAAGCGTAAGCTTCTCTATTCGTGGGTCAAGCAGGTCTGGCGAATGTGCGCAAAGATCTGGGAGACCAAGAACAAAGAGGTTGGTCTGGTCCTTGGCGGAAACTACCGCATCGAGATCACACCGCCAGAGCTTACACCACGAGATACGCTCGAGCTGGCACAGACTGCCATCAACCTTGTGCAGAACCGCATCTGGAGCGCCAGCCGCGCAATGGACCGCGTTGGCGTTGAGGACCCAGATGGAGAGATGTCAGTCATCCGCGACGAGCAGACAGACGCAACGATCAACCCATCGTCGGTCATGGCGATGGCGAACCTTGTGCAGATGTTCCAGCAGATGCAGTTGCAACAGCAACAGGCAACTCAGGATCAGTTTGCTCAACAGCAGGCCAGCGTGGAGAATACGGCTCGTATGCTCCAGCAGCAGCCTGCTGGTTCTCAATCGCTCAATCAACCAGAGAATCAGGCGCAACCGCCGGCGGGGGCTCTTCCAGCTAACGCAGTGGCACAAGGTGCGCCAATGGCTCCTGGACTCGCTGAAGGTGGTGAATAATGGCACGACAGGGACGTTTTGGCCGATCAGGGGTTGGCCAGCAAAATCTTAGCTCGTTCATTAGCGGACTTGCAACGCAGAATAGAAACCTTGAGCAGTCTTCCCTCTTCAAGGCATACTACGACGGGAGCACCTACGGCGGGTCAGTTCCTTCATTTGGTGACCTTCAAGACTTCGTTGATGGTCGACTTGACGAGGGGAACATGAGCGAAGCAGAGCTTGCCTACTACAACAACCTTCTCAAGAATGCAGAAGACTTTGCCATCGACAAGGAATTTACTGCGCTAAGCAAATCTTTTGAAGTGACTGAGGGCGCAAACTTTGGTGAGTTTGTTGACTTCCTTAAGGGTCGAGGCTCTGACAAGTATGGACAGAACCTTTCACAGACGTTGAAGAACTACATCATCTATTCAGGAAACAACTTGACAAGAGGGCAAATCACCGAAGAGCAGTATAATGCTGCATCTCAGGAGGCCTTGGCAGCGGTTGTCGATGATAAGAATATGTACGACGACATCAAGTTTGATTCGCTAGCAACGCTATACAACTATCAGTTGGAAGGTATTAAAAACGTTATTGATCGAGCCGACGGCAAAAAGCTTCCTAAGGTAATTGCCGCCAATGGTCAGGCACGAGATTTCTATAAGAGCTGGATTGCTAAACTGGAGTCAGAGGGCATGCAAAACTCTGTATTCTATGACAATCTCAAGACTAACCTTGTCGACATGAATCAGACGATCCGTGCGGACGAGAAGACGCTTGCCGCCAATGAGGCCGCTGCGTTCCTTGCTGCCCGAAAGGGTGCGTACGATCAGGCCAACGCAACGCTAAATGCGTTCGCAAGGCAGATCGGATCATCCCTTGGTGTTGATACTTCTGCGGCGGAGTTCTCGTTCTCTGATCTCCAGAAGGAGAGTCCTGCTGCGCTTACGGCGTGGCTTGAGTCCCAGACTGTCGAGACAAGGGCAGCGGTAGAAGCTGCGTTGAATAACGCCGCTGGCGCTTCACGCGGATACATCGACGCACTCAACGGTCAGGGCAAGGGTAATACCCCAGAGGCACTGGTCGCAGCGGCGAACATTACCATGACCCGAAAGGTTTCAGGAGAGAACACGTCATATGACGAGTACGTCGCTGCATCTGGCGTAAAGGCTCAGTTGATGAACGCTGCTGGCGGAGTTGCTGGCAACGAAAAGGTTGTCTTTGAGAACTGGGTAAAGTTCCTTAAGGGCGAGACTACCCAGATGTTTGGACCTGGACTTGTCCGTATTGAGAACAAGTACCTTCAGGATATCCAGACAAAGATCGACAACGAGGCTGGCCTCTATGAGGCAGCTCTTCGTGGAGAACGGATTACTCAGATCCCTGCAACTCTCATCGACGAGGTTATTCCTTCGCTGATGCTTTCTGGATTTATCCCAAATGACATGGAAGTTCCGGGGAGCGGTGACAACAAGTTCACGGTTGCTGAGTTCGATAACATTATTACTACGGCAGAGTACGATCAGGGGCTAAGGGAGGGTACTCTGCAAATTGTTTACCCAAGCGACCCAAAGCTTGCTCCACAGTATCTTCCCCTATCAGCACCAGCCCCAGGATCTGGCGTTATTACCCGATTGCAGATTGACGCTGCTGGAAACAACTACGCAGCTCAGTATAACGGTGTCCCGATCTACGGATCGAACGCTGGTCAGGCAGATAAGACTAATGGACTTTGGGGATACCGAATTGAAACTCCAGGTGGATTTATCTACACGGACGTAAACGGACTCATTTACAAGACACCGCCTATTGACGTGGATAAGTTGATCCTTGCCGCAGACGGCTCTGGCCTGATCTCAAGGGACTCGAATGTCATCAGTGCTGGCGGAACTCAAAAGCAGTATCTAGTCAAGAAGGGATACGATTCTGAAGAGGCGGCAATTGGCGACCTTGTTGATAACTCAGCTATCCGCAGGGCACAATCAGCCACGATCAATCCGTACGCACGAGTAAACGAATCAAGTCCTATTATAACAAATATCGAAGCTACAAGTGCTATCATTCAAGCGATTGTTGATTCTGTTCCTGCCTCAAGCAGGATTGCGCAAGAGGGTGTCGCAAGCATGGACGAAATCATCAAGGTACAGACTCAGTTGGCAAACATGGCAAGCATCAGCCAGGACTCTGGTGTCCGAGTGGCGATGATGAACGCAGACATGGCGGCAAAGAAGTCACAGTCTAAGAAGGACGAGATTGCCCAGCTTGCCTACATTAGGGCAACGCCGCCTCGACCAAACTATGGTCGAGCATATCAGACTGGCCAACCATCAACTCCTTCTGCTGGAATTTCGTATAACGGAATTCCTCAGACATTAGCTACCCCGCAAGGTACTGGGGAGGCACAGAACTTTGACCTTGGATTCGTATTCCGTGGTCTCGCAGCAATTGCTAACCCAACCGCTGCACTAGGTTCATTCATTGGCGGAACTGCTATTCCTACGATTGCTAATAGTATTGGCGATATTTTTGCTCCGACAGTAAACCCAGCAACACAGCGAGCTCTTGATCTTCGCGTAAAGCCTGCAACTGGCGGCGGCGGTGGTGGCGGATCGGTCGCACCTGCTGCATCAGCAGGATCTGCTGGGGCAGGGGTTGCGGCTGCTCAAGCCGCTCAAAACGCATTCCGAGCTGGCGAGCGTGCCTCTCTTAATGTTGCACCAGTTGCTCCAGTTAGGATTATTAATAGCGGTCCGCGTGCTGGTCAGCCCGCTGGCGGAGGGTTGTAATGCCTAGCCTATTTGCGCCAAAGGGATCCGATCAGGGATACAGTGCACTACAGAACGATGTGTCGATCAAGCGTGCACAGGGGTCTGGTGGATCTTCACGATTCGGAGCATCACCTGGTCGTGCCTCAGTAAACATTACCCAACCAGAGACTATTGGTCAGTCCATCGAGGGACTTGGTCAAGGAATCCTTGGTCTTGTCGGGTCGGTCCCGCTTGTCGGTGGCCTGCTGAAGGGGACACTTGAGACTGTTGGCGGCGCGGTTGGCGCAGTAGGTACTGCCGTTGGATCTATCCGTCCAGTAGAGAGCGGTCCAAGCGTTGGCGACGTGGTATCGGCAATCCCTGGCGCAGCGATGGATGTCATCTCTGCTCCATCAAAGTTTGTCCAACGAGAAGTTATCTCTGAGTTCACCGCGCAGCAGCTCCTGTCAAATGACAAGAGCGGCGTTCAGGACTACTACGACATTCCACAAATCAAGACTATGGTCCAGAGCGGGGCTACTGTTGACGAGATCGCAGACGTGATCTATGAGCAGGGTCGCACCTTCGGGGCAAAGCCGGACATTGTGCGGGACGTTGCCCTTGGGCTGCTTACCGACCCGCTTACCTGGATTCCAGGTGGAGCGATTGCCTCTGGGGCAGCGAAGGCTGGTGGACTTGCCAAGGCCGTGAAGGCTGGTGTAATCCTTGGGGCCAAGGAGTCAGAGTTCATGAAGCTTTGGCAGCCAGTCGGTCAGGTGTACAACGCTATCTCTGGAACGCTCTCTGGCTCCGCCAAGGCGTTCGGTAGCATCGTTGCTGGCAGAACCTACAACATGCTGGAAATGGCATTTAAGACCAAGAACATCCAGAATGCCACACGTGTGCTTGCCAAAGTATCACCTGGCGAAGAGGATGTTGTCCTTGCGACGGCATCAGAGCTTACCTCGGTGACGCTTGGGCGAACGGCGAAGGCTGGTGCTGCCGCACTCATCGAAGATCAGGCATCACTATCTATTGCTGGAAGCCTTGCAGATATGCAGGACACCCTTCTTGGGCTTGCAAAAACATCGCTTGATAACGTTGCTGATACCGACCCAGCAGTCCGAGAAAAGATTGTGTCTGACGCATTAAGCGACCTTCTTGATGTTGCATCAATTACCAAGGAGTCGCATCGTTCCAAGATCATTCGCCTTGTATATGCTCAGGTAAATCCAAAGGCATACTCGTCTGGGGACATGCTCCAGGCGCAGCGAGAGCTTGAAGACTTCCTACGAGGAACCCTACAGAAGCGAGCCCTTGGGATCGATAGCGCAAAGGCTGCCGAGGATGCCCTAGCAACTCAGGGTCGACTGCACGGAAAGTCAGTCACCGAGGCTGGTGCTCGAATCCTTATTGGCGGAAAGCAGGAGCTTATTGCGCTTGTCGACCAGCCTGAGGCGGCACGAACGTTTGTCCGCAACGCTTTGGGATACGCTCTCGGTCGAAGCGAGGCGCAGGCGGATCAGTTCTTTGATGAGGTGATCCTTCCTGCGATCAACAGTCGAAACGTAGAAGATGCAATCGAATACCTAGAGTTCGTCCGAATGCCAGCCTACGGAAAGCTGTCCCGTGATTTGGCAAACCTTCGCCAGACGCAGACGGGCATTGGATCAAGGGTTACACTTATCTCCCAGCGAACACTGAGCCGTGCACGTGCCGCAGATCTTCTCGACACACTTAGGTTTGCCAAGTCAAATGATGCCGCAAAAGAAGCAGTAAAACTCGGAGTCTCTCAGTACGACGAACTATTTGCCACCTTCGGAAAGATCTCCATTGACGACCTTGACGATGCTGGCCTGAAGAACCTTCGGGAAGATATGATCAAGTACCTTGATGAGAACTCCAATGCGTTTGCGGTCGACATCCAAGCTGACGAGATCATGGAACTTAGCGAAGAGATTCGTGCGTTCTGGCCTCGAGCGGAAGCAGTAGGCTACCGACTTGGTATCGCCCCAGAAGATGGACTTATCAAGAAGTGGTCAACGCTTCAGGATAAGTATGGCCGATACTACCAGACAAAGTCATTCGCCCCATATGCCGACCTCGTGGATACGGCATTCACCAACCCACAGAACCTAGGTTCAGACCTTCTGACCTACAAGCGCAACCCACTTCAGTCGATGGTCCAGTACGCACTGAGCCCTCGCTACGGGTCGCTCATTACAGCGAAGGCTACCAACCGATTCGTTACAGAGACATCCAGCATCGGCATGAATGCCCAGGAGTCTCGTGCTGTTTGGCAGGCTCTTAACGACCTGGCCAACGAGGCGCAGACGCTTCCTCGTGGACTTGCCCTTGAGCAGAAGCTCGGACGAACAAGCTCGCTGGCGAAGAAGATCAATGGGACTATCACCAAGGAGGCACGTGCTCGTATCGCCGCCGCAACTGGTGTTGACGAGGCTGATGTCTGGAATGAAGTCTTTATGTCGATGATGCGTGCCTACGCTGGTCGTGTCGATGACATTGGATTGATGCCAGCATTTACCTCGTGGATCAAGATGAAGATGCCTTCAATCGCTATTGTTACAGATCGACTCTATCCATTCGCTCGATTCGGTGAGCTTGCTCCGCAGTTCCGATACATCCAAGAGAACATTGAGCCAAACTTCTTTAGGTTTACCACGGGATCAGGCGTGCGCGAGCAGCGCATTGCAGGGCTTACAAGGAACGACCTTCGAACCCGCGCCATCATGGGCGAGTTTGCGGCAATCCGTGAGGTTGGTGATGCTCAGACCGTGTTCATGGTCGCTGGCAACCACGTTGCTGGTCGAATGGCACAGAAGGTTCCTACCTTCTGGGACGCTATTGGCAAGTTTGCACGCGGCGAGGCAAAGCTTGGAGAGGTCTTCCTATCTGCAAAGCAGGGAGTTCTGGCGGTAGAGGACCGCAAGCGACGTGCCATGCAGGCAATCATTTCTCGTGGAGCTGCCCTTAGGGCGTATCGCGTCATGGCAGAAGAGATGCCAGAAGTTATGCCAAAGCTCCGAGAGTTCTTTGGGACAGATGACCCAGAAGAAATCATGCAGCTTATTGGACTTGACTTCATTGGCCGTACTGATCCTGTTGCAGCCCAACGACTTATTGACGACGGCATCGACATTGCCATGTCCCGTCGATTTACGGACCGAGGCTACGAGCCGACAAAGGTTGCTCTTCGTGAGAAGGAGTTTGCTGCCAATGGCGGTGAGCTAGTCGACGATGTCGTACCAGATAGTGACGAGTTTAAGGAACTTGAATCAGTCTTTGATCGTGAAATTCCTTTCATGACAGAAGCGGATTTTAATAAAGCTGCCAAAACTCAAAAGGGTAGCCTTGAGATTCTTCAGGATATTGAAAATAGCAATATTACTAAAGGTGCATTTGGGGATTTTGATCCTGCAAAATTTGGTAAAACAGCTTTTAAGTCGCATTTTGAACGTGCACTTGCCAAAGAGATGTTGGAAGGCAATATAAATAGAGACTCAGCACTTTCTATTGTCCGAAGAAGGGCTCAACAAGAACGACAAAAGATGATTGATGATGCCCTGGAAAGGCAAGGTCTTACAAATGCTACAACAGCTAGACAAGCTCCTATCATCAATAAAATCCACGAGTATTTTGGCGAATCTACTCTTATCAAAGTTGATGGCAGTTGGGTATACGGCGGTAAGGGCTATAGTCTTGATGCCCCATACTGGACAACACAGTCCGAAGGTCTCAGCATCGATGAGCTTGTAAAGAAGTATTATAAATCATCTGACCGTACATCCGCTATGGGGTATTCATCGTACGATGACTATATGAGGGCATACAATAGTCAGCCAGATGACACCTCAATGGTTTTCTTGCAAGACGCATTAGACAATACGTTCGATGACTCACTATTCTTGCTTGCATATAACAAAAATGGTGACGTATCTGGGTTTGTAAAGTACGCAAAATATAGCGACGG